GTAGCTGGTAGACATGGCCTGCGCATAGGTGTCGAGCACGTCGGCCAGCTCGCGCAGTTCGGCGCTGTTTCCGTAAGCGCCGGTCCACGGCGCATGGATCATCAGCAGCGCGTTCTCGGCCATCTCGACGGTGTCGCCAGCCATGGCGATCAAGCTTGCTACGCTGAAGGCAACAGAATCGATGATGACGGTGACGGCTGCGGGGTGTCGCTTGATGGCGTTGTAGATGGCGATGCCGTCATTCACAGAGCCGCCGACGCTGTTGATGCGGATGGTGATCTGCGACGCTTCCAGCGCGGCCAGCTCTTTGCAGAAGTCTTTAGCTGCGACGGTTTCGCCGTCCCAGCTTTCACCGATGTCGCCGTAGATCAGGATCTCGGCAGCTTTCACATCGCCGCGCTTCGAGGCGCGAATGCTGTACCACTTAGGCTGTGCTGTCATCGTATTGCTCCGTGTGTTCGGTTCATCGAGTGCTGGCAGTTTCCATGTTCATGAGTCCGGTTTGCAGGGGGAAAACCGGACTATTTTTTAGGGCGTCGTTTTTTGGTTGAGGCGGCCGGTTCGTCCACGTTATCCGGCATGTTTTCGTCCAGCTCCGGCGTACCTTCCCTGAATCGCAAATAGTCCTGCGCTGTTCCGCTGTCGCTGGTGTATTTCGCATCCGAGCCAAAGATCAATTCTTTCTTGCGCACCTCTTCACGGAACGAGGCGATCTGTTCCAGCACATCGCGCGGATTGCCACCGCGCTTGCGGATTACTTCAACCTCGGAGGCGAAGCCGTCGCGCACCAGCGAATGCCATGCAGATGCTTCCTTGAGCGGGTCGATCCACGGCATGGACTGGCCGACGAACAGGCAATCGTCTTCGCTGAATTGCTCCAGGTCGGCAGGCATGCGCACCACGCCGGACATGTGCGCCGCGCGCACGAATTGCTGCCACACGGGCTGCACGAACTGGCCGACGAATTCGTCGGTGAGGATGGCGTAGTTGATCCATTGCTCGACCAGCTCTTGCCGCTGGGCGGAGTAGGTGCCGTTGTAGTCGCGCGCGAGGCTGCTATAGCTCGCGCCGATGCCGGCCGCCACGGCGCGCAATTGGCCTTGGCGGAAGGTGACGAGGTTTGGATTGGGTCGGTTCGAGTCGATCATGCCGATCTCTTCGCCGACCTTTAGGGTGTCAATGATGATGCCGGGCTCCATGCTCAGCTCGCGCGGATTCGGGTTGCCGTCCACATCGGTACCCGCGCTTGTGTCAGGCGTCTGGAATCCGTTCTGTTCATTGCGCTTGACGTAGGCGGTGAGCGACGCCGCTATCTTGGCCGCGATGCGCTCGCTCTCTTCGTAGTCTTTGACGTCGTCCAGCCGGGTGATGACGCTGGCGAATTCGCTCACGCCGCGCATCTGGCCGATTCGGTCGAGCGAGGCGAGTTGCAGGATGTTTGCCCATGAGATGAACTTCAGGTCGTTGGGGCGTGTGAGCGAGGTGGTGGAGAGGTCTACCGGGTATTGCTTCCACACCCAGCATCCGGTCGGCCTGCCCCAGGCATTGCGCTGGATGCCTTGACGGATGCCTTTGCCGAGGTCGGTGTATTCCATCGGTACTAGGTCGGCCTCGAACATCTCCAGCGAGAACGGCACGCGCGTGCCGTGGTCGAGAGACGGCACGTTGCCGACGATGGATTGTGTGAAGGCCTCGCCGTCGCGCAGCCAGGTCTTCGCCATCATGCGCTGCACCTTTGCCCAGTGGTGGCGGTGCGTCACTTCCGGCGTGAGGCACCAGTCGCGGTACGCATCGCGCAGTGCCTTGGCATATTCGATATGGATGGAGCCATCGCGGCGGCGCGGCTGCGGCTCGATGCCGATGCCGCCGGGGCCGATGATGTTGTTCACCAGCGTGCGCAATGCGCCGCGCACGATGTCGTGGTTCTGCTCCATATTGCGCACGATGGCGCGGATCGCGACCGCGCCCTGCTGCACTTGCAGGTCTGGCGAGCGCTGATCGCGCACCATCTTGCGCATGCGCGATGGCTGCGCGGCTTCGTAAAGCGCTTTGACCTTGATGGATTTGGACTTGCCGGACGCCTTGGCGCCCTTTTTGTCCTGATGTTTTTTACCGAATTTCGCCATGGATCAGCAATTCCGGTTGAACGGATAACCGCGATGCGGTGCCGGGTTGAAGTTCGCGACCTTGACTTCCAGCCCGCCGATGGTCTGCACGCGGCTGGCTGCCATGGACTCCTGCGCGGCGCGACGCTCCCAATCTGCGCGGCCTTTCTGTATCTCGGTAAGGTCGGCCATACTCAGGCGGCGGTCGCCGAAGCTGACATCCTTGCCGGCCAGAACGGCGACTTCGGCCTCTAGGTACTTGGCCAGCATTTCGGTGGCAGTAGACATCAGCGAACCTCGGGTAGTTGGTTCGCTGAATCTACCGATTGCGGAGTCCGGTTTGCAGGGGGAAAACCGGACTATTTTTCAGGTGTCACTTCATTTCAGAAAAACGTCTGCATCCTGATGCAGACGCCTGCCCACATCTTTCTTTGTTGCGGCGTGGCTGTTGGCCGCATTCGTTCTGTGATCAACCTTGCACCAACTGCCTTCTTCTCTCTGTCGCTACTGGAGCAAACCGCCAGACATGCAGGTGTATCGACCATCCATCGCGGCAGAAAGCAACTCAGTATTGAATAATGGCTCAGCACTTAACACCTCCATGACTTTCGTGAACAACATCTTGCGCAGGTCTGGCGACATGTCCTTGAAATCGACACAGTGCAATGCGCGCATTGCCGCCTCGTCCTTCTTGTCCAGATGACCATTGATGATGGTCAGCGCTTCTTTTACAACACAGATATCGAAGTGCTTCCCTTCGAACATCTTCTTCAGCCCAAGCAGCGCTGCTTGCTTATGGAATTCGTCCATCTCAACCTCCCTTCAAGATCTCGTAAAACTGCGACTTGCTCAGCCCCTCTTCCGCACATACTTCCCTGCGGTTGCGGCCATTGAATTTGCGCATCACCCTTTCGCGACGCAGCGGGTCTACCTTGGGGATGTAGACTTCAACCCCGCCCCAGTCGCAACAGATCTGGCGGGTGATTTGTTCGGCGTGTTGCTCGCTGAATGAGCCCTCGCCCACTACGCCACTGATGGCGGAGAGCAGCGACTGGATGAATCCGTCTGATTTTTTGCTCACTTGAATCCCCTCCATCCTTCCTTGACGAATTTACTGACGGGCGCGGCTGGCTTGGCCGGTGGTTTTGGCGTGGCTGTCTTGATTCTGATCGGCGCGCTGGCTACGAGCTCGTCCATTGTCATTTCCTTGTTTGGCTGGCTGAACAGGTCTCCAACGACTGGCTGTACCTTCTTTTCCAGATCGTCCCAAAACTTCACTGGCTTCTTGCCCAGTTCGAAGTAGGTCTCCAGCCAGATGCAGCCGATGGCACAGTCCCATGCTTCTACGCGCTTGCGGGTGGCGGTCCACGTGGATTCTTCGCCGCGCGTGGTGCGGCGGGTGGTGCGGGCTTCGCCGGTGAATTGTTTGAACCATTCGTCGCTCAGCTCTTTGCTGAAGTGAACATAGCCGGGGCCTGGCTTGGTTATTTGCAGACGTCCATACAGCAGGTCTTTGGCGTGGTTGGTGCCAACCCACCACAGCACCAGGCCGTTCTTGCGCAGCCTGCCCTTCCAGTCGATATCCACTTTGCTGGCGCCGTCGCGGATGTGTTTCTCGCGTCCGCTGCGGCCCTTGGTGGCGAACACTTTGCGGCGGCTGTGCTTGGATGCCCAGTTATAGACGGCGTGAGTGTTGTGGCCCCCGGTGTCGATGCCAGACCCACTGATGCGCAGGCGCGATCCGCTGGCGTGCATGAATTCGGTCTCGAACAGGAACTCGTCGAGATCCGTCCACACCTCTTCCTCGTCCGGGTTGCCGAAGAAGACGCGATGTGCCACCAGCCACATCTCGCACCCGCGACCGTATGCCCACACACTTGTCTCCAGACGGTTCGGCTGGGTGTCGGTATAGGCCAGCAACAACACACCACCCATCGGCACGCGCTCCAGCGGATATGGCTCGGCGCGGGCGCGCAGTTCGTTGTCGTCGGTCTTTTCGAATTCTTCGGCCCAGTATTCGCCGAGGGTGGTATTCCAGAAGGTTTGGAGTTTTTCTTTCTTGCCCTCGCCGGATTCGCGCACGGCAGCAAGGAACTCTCGCACCAGACTGACCCATGAGACGTTCGGGCTATAGGCGCTCCAGATGTGGAAGGCAACGCGCTCTGGCGCGCGGATGATATCGCCAGCTGCGTTGCGGAACACGCCTTCGTTGTCCAGTGTGGTGCCGTCGTCGGATTGGTAGCGACCGAGCGTATCGAGATCGATGACGAGATACTGCGCCTGAGTGATCAGCGCACCGCAATGTGGGCAGAGGTGGCGCACGGTATCCGGATCGTTGTCGCTCCACTTGAATCCGGTCGGCTCTTCTTTTCCGCCCCACACCAGCGGGTGGTAGTCACCGCACTCTGGGCACGGGATATATGGCTGCAGGAAGATGTCCGCTTCCTTCTCACGCTTCTCGATGTTGGAGAAACCCTTGAGCTTTGGCGTGGTGCCGAACACCAGCTTTGGGAAGGTCGCGCCTTCAACTCGCTTGGCTGCGAGTGTGCCCGGGTCGCCTTCCTTTTCGATGTTCGTGTCAAAGGCATCGTATTCGTCAAGCAGCGCAACGTCGGCGCTGATGCGTCGGTAGTTCTTCGCGGCCTTGCCACCCTTGAGGTGTGCCATTGACCCGAGGAACTTCTTCGCCTGCAGCGTGTTGTCCTTGTCGCGCTTGAGGTAGGCTGGAAACACCGACTCCATCACCGCCACATCGCGCAGCATCGGGTCCAGCTCTGTCTTCACAAACTCATCGCGGTCGTCGTCGGTCGGCTGCCACAGCACCTGGTTGCGGCGCTTGTGCTGGGCAAAGTATCCCATCGCCGCCAGGATGATCTTCGTGTACCCAACCCGCGCAGACTTGCGCCAGTCGATCTCGCGGATGTCGTCGTTGCTGATGCAGCACATGATCGCGCGCTGAAACCACCACGGCGTCCACTGCTGTTCCACGTAGGACGATTCTGCGGATAGGTAAAAATGCTCACGCGCCCACTCGTCAAGCGTCATCGGCTCCGGCACCCCGAACGCACCCAGCCCGCGCGCCAGATGCTGCTCCAGCGCTGGGAGGATGAAGCGGGTGTGTTCGGATAGATCCATCAGGCAGGCTCGTCAATCACGAAATCATCGCGAGGCGTTGCGGCATCAACAATCGGCGCATCATCCAGATCGGCTAGCGACATCGCAGCCACAGTGTTGCGCGCCTTTGCCACCTCGCCTGCGATCAAGTCGATGTCGTCTGCAGTCAGCAGCGGCACACGGCGGCGGATCATGCCCGGTATCGCATCAAGCACACCGGCCACCTTCGAGGCGGCCTTGGTCAACACCTCCTCGATCAACGCCACCGGCGCCAACTCACCGCGCGTCACAGCGTTCTGCATCGAGATCTTGTCCGCCTGCTCTCTCGCCAACCGCGCCCGCTCTGCCGCCAATTCACCAACCGCGCCTTCACCGCCACGACCTGCCGCAGCCTCACGAAGACGGCGGATATACGCAATCCTGATCTCTGACAGATCGGCAACCTTCCAGTCGATGCCGAGCTGCTCCAGCAGGGCACTGACTGCCTGCTGGCTCATGTCTAAATGATTGGCAATATCCTGTTGACTCAACACCTTACAACCCCTTTAGAAAACTTTCACAACTAGCGCCCGATCGAGGTGCGGATTACCCTCACGGGGGATGTCCAGGGAGGACCCGTGGACTGGCTGGCGCAGGCGTCTGCACGCTCGGCTTCTTGGCACTGCGTTGGTATGGCTTCGAACTAGACTGCAGCTCCCTGAACGCTCTGGACAGCCAGCCGGTGATGAGTCGATGTGGGTTGCGCTTGCGCTTCTTCGGGTTGATGTCGTACCAGAGTTCGATGCGCGTCAGCTCTCCATCCACATCCAGCTTCGGGTATGCCAACTCCCATCGCTGCATCTGCTCCTCGCTGACGCCCTTGAACATCTTCTCGACTGCATCCCAAACGATGACTTGCTGAACCTGCTTTGCAGATTGCGCGCGTGCGTCTGATGGTTCTCTGATGGTTAATGATGATTCGGGTGACACAGCTATGTCACCCTTAGACGACACAGCTATGTCACCCTTATTGTTCTGGATGTCACCCTTAGGCTGCTTTGCTAAGGGTGACAAAATGTCACCCTTAGCCTTCGGAAGATCATCGAATTCAACACCACTCATCCAGTCGGGATTGATGCAATACTCAGACGTATCCTTTGGGCCATTCCCGCCTTTGCATACCAACACCAGCCACCCTTCATTGACCATCTTTAGAAGCTGCCGCTGCACCGTTCTCTCGCTCTGTCGGGTCTTCTGAGCCAGCGATCTCACCGACGGGTAGACATGCGACCCATCATCATGCGCATGGTCAGCCAACGCCAATGCCAGGACATACTCACCACCTCCAACCGGATAGCGCTTAAACACCTGCGACATCACCTCAACGCTCATAACTCACCCCAATTCGACATATTACTAATCTCACTCACCATCAGATGCAGAGGCATACGAATTTCGCGCGGAATTTCCGGCGCGTTTTTGCCGCTTATCATTGCGCTCGATACTGCTTGGCAGTGGGTCGTGCGAGTCTCTATCCTCGAAGCGTGTCAGCTCACTCCTGAAGTTCACCACCACCTTCCCTGTCGGTCCATTACGCTGCTTACCGATGATGATCTCGGCCAACCCTTTGTCGGGCGTCTCCGGGTTGTAGACCTCATCCCGATAGATGAACAACACCATGTCGGCATCCTGCTCGATCGCCCCGCTATCACGCAGATCAGACATCACCGGCCGCTTGTTGGGCCGCTGCTCAAGCCCTCGGTTGAGTTGAGATAAGGCGATGACAGGACACTGCAACTCTTTGGCCAGATGCTTCAAGCTGCGCGAAACCTTGCCCAGCTCAGTGGCTCGGTTGTCGCCACCGCCGCTGCCGCTATCGATGTCCATCAGCTGCAGATAATCGATGATCACCAAGCCAAGCCCACCACACTCACGATGGACGCGGCGGGCTCTTGCGCGCAGCTCAGTGGCAGTGATGCTGGAATCCTCATCAAGATAGATAGGCGCGTCTACAGCCTTGCCAATTGCAGCGGTGACCCTGTCCCACTCATGATCGTAGATACGCCCAACACGGACGCGCTGGGCATGAATACCTGACAATGCAGACATCAGGCGCAGACCTAGTTGTTCGTTGATCATCTCAAGCGAGAACACCAGCACAGGCTTTCCCTGATCAATACCAACGTGCTCGGCGATGTTCAGAGAGAACGCCGTCTTGCCCATCGACGGCCTGCCAGCGATGATCACCAGATCACCGGGATGCAGGCCGGTTGTCATCTTGTCCAGATCGGAGAAGCCGGTGGCCAGCCCGGTCACCTCGTTCGGATCTGCCCGGCTGTATAACTCTTCGATCTTGCTGACCACTGTCGTCATCACATCGGCGAGCCGCTGCGGGCCAGCCCCGTCTTTGCCTGATGCCTCAGACAACACCATCATCTTCGCCTGGGCGAAATCAACGATCTCTCGCGCTTCACGACCATTGCGCCGATACAGCGCATCATCGATGTCAATGATCGCTCCCTTGAGCGCCCGCAGCTGCGAGCGGTCTCTTACGATCTCCGCATAGCGCCGGATATTTGCGGCGGACGGAACATTGCTCGCAATGATGCCCAGCGCAGACAATCCACCCACCTGCTCCAGCAAGCCGTGCGTCTCAAGGAATTCTCCGACCGTTATCACATCGACCGTCTTGCGTGCATCAGCAAGTCGCGAGATCGCGCGAAAGATGGCGCGGTGTTCACGCACAAAGAAATCCGCCTCAGTAACTATCCCGGCAATGCGATCAATGCCGGAAATATCAAGTAACAATCCGCCGATGACCGACTGCTCCGCCTCAATGCTGCATAACGCCTCGCGCTCATCACTCATCAATCAGCCCTCGCAATAAATGCACCAGGAACAACCTCGCCGGCCTTCACCGTGCCAACCTTAGCAAGGCGTGCGCGAGACAAATGGCGGTAGGAATGGAAAGGCACATCAGGCGGGCAGCGATCCATATAAACCATATCTGCCACCTCGCCATGTCTGATAGCCGCCCACACCTTTCCGGACGGAAAGGGCAACGGTAGCGGGAAAGATTGCGCGCTCATCGGGCAGTCCTCAGCGCTTCAGTGAAGGCTGCATCGAAGTTTGGATTGAATTCACGAGCAACTACTTCGTCTGCGCTACGCTTCATGTCCAACACCTTGCGATAGGCCGCACTCTTTACAAACACAAGCACAGGAATTGCAGCGCCAGACCTTCCTCTTCCAGCATAAATTCGACGATAGATGCCAGGGTAAAGATGGCGAGATTGAGCACTTCTATCGCCAACCCTCTTCAGAAAATAACTCACGTCCGCCTGATTCTTCTGCCTTCCGCGCGAGCGAGAGTTGGCCGTATTTACTCCACCGTCGAATATCTGCCCAGTCTTAACCACCTCAAGCACCCGGCGTATAGATTCCCGTGTTGGGTTACCGTATGCGTTCAGTCGCATCCCGCCTCCCGGTATCGCCCGGTATCCGCCAGGCATTACGCCCATCGCAATCAACGCCTTTTCGAACGGCTTGTTGCCGCGCGCCCCGCCAGTGAAGTGCTCCTTCAGCAGCACCGCCGGTGCCGTTCCTCGCGCTGGTTTCTTGTCTTTTAAGCCGATCGTCGCCGACAAGTTCGCCTTCGTCGCAGATGTCGAGAATGTCGAACGCTTCACGTACGGACTAGCGGACTTAAACGCAGCGCCCATGTCAGACTGGAATCGCTTCTCGACAGACTTCGCCGTCGTGGTGATCGCCTTGGCCGCGGCGAATGGCACTTGCCTCGCGCCCAGATCGTTCAGCTTGCGCTTAAGCTCGTCCAGCCCCTCAATCTTTACAGTCAGCATCAATCACTCCAAGGGCAGTTGATTTGTCAGAGCCTGCGCGACACTGATTTTCATTTAACCAGCCCCGCCTTCTTCGCCTGCTGATGCTCTTCGTGGACCCGCTCGCGCAACACTGCCAGCGCGGCCATCGCCTCCTCGACTTGCACATCAAAGCTTTGAAACTCGCGGGTGCTGATGCATCGCTTGCCGTCGCCCTTGTCACTCTTCGCTGCGGTCAGGCTCCCGCCTACATCGCCCACCTCCTTCACCATTGCGCACACCATCTGTACCAGCTCATCATCGTCCTGGTCACACACATCCGGGATCTGTACCAGCAGCCTGCTATGGCGATAAGCCAGCGCGTGCAGGGTGTCGTCCCAGCCGTCCACCTTGGCCGCTTCGAGGCAGAACAATATCTTCGACAGCTCATCCTCATAGCCGATGCGGTGCGTATCCACACCCTGCGTCAGCTCTTTGCGCAGCGTGCTCTCGGTTTTCCCCAAGCGCGCAGCGAGGGCCTTGTGTCCGCCCGGATACTTGCGCACCGAATCATCCAGCGCATCGAGCGGATGCAGCGCATAGCGTTCTTTGGTCACGGTAAACCCCCTTAATTATTGGCGTGGACAGCCCTTGCGCCTCTGGCGCAAAGTCCACCCATGAACAACGACGAACAAACAAGAGATCGCCATGCGACCCCCACAGAATAAAAAAGCGCCGCCGACGACGCACCGGACAGCGCAAGGCCGCTTGCGCGGCACCCACTCAGGGAGGAGAAGGGTTTGGTTGCAAGGGCAGGACTCGAACCTGCGACCTCGTGGGTATGAGCCACGCGCGCTGCCAACTGCGCCACCTTGCTATTGGATTGAAGGCGCATCACAGCACACCTCCGGAAAAGGATGGGCATCCGCTCAGGTGATAGAGTGGAGCTCTCACACAAGACCCCACCACCAAAGGAACACCCATGGACGAACTGATAGACAAGATCAACGCCCTCCAAGCGCAGAACATCGCGCTGATGCACGGCATGGCCACGCTACTGCACAGCCTGCCGCTGGACAAAACGAAACTGCGCAAGGAATACGACGCCCGCTGCGCAATCTTCCAGACAGTGATGATCGAACGCCACGCACCGGACGAGCTGGCGCAACAACGCAAAGAATTCGAGCGGGTCGGCAACACGATCTTCCAGACTTCCTGATATACGCAGAAGCCCCACCCCAATCACGCTTGATCTGCGCAACGATGACGGCTTCATGCTCCGGAGTCAGATCGCCAGCGCTCATATCACGCGGCCTCCGCAAAAGAAGGGCATTCACAGCCGTGATAGAGTGGAGTTCTCACGCTTACACTCAACACGAAAGGAATGCCCATGAAACTCGATCTGGATTCAAACACCGTCATCCTCACTTGCGAAAGTTGCGGAAAAAAAATCAAGGAGCGGTTTGGACGGATAAAGAACCAAAAAACTATGACTTGCCCCGGCTGCCGCAAAACTTTCGTTATCGATGCGAACAAGCTCAGACGTGGAATCGAGGCGCTCCAAAAAAGCGCGGACGGTATCGGGCGTTTGCTGCGCGATCTTGGCAAGTAGATTCAACGCCTCACGCATCGGCAGATCGTAATAGTGCACGTTTATTTTCGAGGCCATCACGCGGCCTCCTTGATTT